CTAAACAAAGATTTGGCATAAAGGGATTGGTAATAGACCCATTTAATCAAGTTAGTTCAAACAGAGAGGCTCATAAAAGAGAAGATGAACATATTAGAGATGTGATTGCCAAATGCCAACAGTTTGGTAGAAATCACGACATATGGGTTTGTATGGTTGCACACCCTCATAAACTTCACAGAAATGATGCAGGGGTTATTCCTCCACCAGACTTATATCAAGTAAGTGGTTCAGCACATTGGGCGAATATGGCAGATGTTGGTTTGGTCGTACATAGAGATTTTGAAAACAATCAAACAAAAGTAATAACAAAGAAAATAAGAGAACAAGGAGTTTATGGCGATATAGGTGTAAGAGAGTTCTTTTTTAATTATAAAACGAGATGTTATGAGCAAGAATAAAATGATAGCACTAGAAGGATATGAAGAAGCATTTATTGGTTTTACAGAGAAGAATTTAAAAACCTTTATAGCTATTTATGACAGAAATAAATGTATTGATATTGTTATTAAAAATCAAAATTTAGACCATGAAAAGGCGATTGAATGGTTTGAAAAAAACGTTGACGAAAAGCTTATGGGCGATGATACACCATTAATATTATTTCCTATGGATTATGAAAAATATTTAGATTTAGCAAAATATCTATGGGGACATAAGGAGCATCAAAATGACAACACCTATGGATAAGTTATTTGATAACGGATTAACACCAGAACAACAAGAAGTGATGGACGAAGCATATGAGGCTTTGATGTCAAATGTACAAATCATTAATTTTGAGTTATATCAAAGACTTAGAGCAAATGAGTTAAGTGTTGCTGATGTTTATAAATTAAGAAATTCACTAAATAAAGAAGTTAAGATAGATGAAAAAGAGCAATTTCAACTTTTCTAGGGAGATGTAAATGGTTTCAATGGTTGTATTGACTTGTATTATTTGGATTGAGGGAAGTAGTTATGATGGAGGCGAAAGCAGATGTGGATTACATGAGGCAGAAATTAAATATAGTACAATACATGCTTGTAAACAAAATATATCTGCATACGAAGAATATGTAATGAAAAGTATTTATGATGTATTTGAAATGCCTACAGACTTTTACCTGCAAACACAATGTTTTGAAAGATTTGGGAGTGAAAAATGAAAATAGAAATGATTGAAATTGGCAAAATAAAGCCATATGAGAAAAACCCTCGTAAAAACCAGAACGGAGAAAAAATAGCCAAATCGCTAGAGAAATATGGTTGGAGACAACCGATTGTTGTAGACAAAGACTATGTTGTTATTGTTGGTCATACAAGATTATTAGGTGCAGAACATCTTAAAATGAAAAAAGTACCAGTTCATGTTGCACACGATATGAAAGAAGATGCAGTTAAGGCATACAGAATAGCAGACAATAGATTATCAGAAGATAGCACTTGGGATTACGAATTACTTAAATTTGAAATGGATTTACTTAATGACATTGGTTTTGACCTTGACGATTTAGGCTTTGAACAACAAGAGTTAGAAACAATAGTATTTCAACCAGACCACAATTCACGCGAATGGCTAGATACAGAAGAACATTGGCAAGATATGCCATCTTTTGAACATGATGACCAATCACCTTATAAATCTATTAATGTGAACTTTGTAAGTAAAGAATCAATGGATAAGTTTTTCCAGATAATTAAACAAGATTATACAGATAAAACAAAGTTTATTTGGTACCCAAGAATTGAGAAGAATGTAGTAAAAGACAAGGCTTGGGAAAATGATTGATGTATTAAATCATAAACCAAATATTTTATTAGAAAACTTTTTAGAAGATTATCAAAAATTTAATAAGATAGATTATAAATATGCAAAACAACTTATATCTTTAGGTTTTAAACTACAATCAGAAGCACCTTATCAGAAGTTTTTAGTTAATGAATGGTATAATTCACTAGATGCAGGTAAAGCCAACTTTAATTTATACAACCATGAATATTATTTCGTAGACCTATGGATATGTTGGAAAGAATATTCAAGGAACTATCTTAAAGCAATTACCAAACACAATAGTTTAGATGCACAAACTTCTATATATAGTTATCTTAAAAATATTAAAACTGTGGCAGACTTAGGTTGTGGTTTAGGTCTTACAACCTCTGGTTTGAAACAAATATTCAAATCTGCAAGAGTTATAGGCACAAATATAAAAGACACAAAACAATTTGCTTTCTGTGAATATATGTCAAAGAAATACGATTTTGAAATAGAAACACATTACAATAAATTACCAAAAATAGATTTACTGTTTGCATCAGAGTATTACGAACACATATATGAATGTTTAGACGAGATAGATGTCATATTAAAAACCAAAACACCTAGATATTTATATATAGCAAACTCATTCAATACAGTTTCATATGGTCATTTTAGAAAATACAAGGCATTTAACAATGATGCACAGATTGGTCAGAAAGAAATAAGCAAGATATTCAATAATACACTTAAACTAAATGGTTATAGAAAGATTAAAACTAAACTATGGAATAACAAGCCAATGTTGTGGGAAAAATATAATGCATAAATTTCCTATTTATATTCCATCTAAAGGTAGAGCAGATACAAGACTAACTATCAAAGCATTAGAAGAAATGGGTGTTCCTTATACAGTAGTTGTAGAAGAACAAGAGTACTCAGACTATGCGAAGGTGGTGGAGAAGAAGAATATCCTCGTGTTAGATAAGACCTTTCAAGATGATTACGATACTTGTGACGATTTAGGCGAGAAAAAATCTAAGGGACCGGGACCTGCTCGTAACTTTATTTGGCAACATTCAATAGATAGAGGTTACAAATGGCATTGGGTTATGGACGATAACATAAAATGTTTTAGAAGATGGCAAAATAACCTAGAGATAAGATGCACAGATGGAACACCATTTAAAGTTATGGAAGATTTTGTTGTAAGATATAAAAATATAGGAATGGCAGGACCAAATTATACATTCTTTGTCATAGATAAATGGGGACATCAATATACACCATTTACAGTAAATACTAGAATATACTCATGTAACCTTATTAGAAACGATTTACCTTTACCAGATAGATGGAGAGGAAGGTATAACGAAGATACTGATTTGTCTTTGAGAATACTTAAAAAAGGTTGGTGTACTGTTCAGTTCAATGCTTTTCTACAAGAGAAAGCAAACACACAAACGCTAAAAGGTGGTAACACAGACGAATTTTACGCTGAAGAAGGCACAATCCCTAAATCAAATATGCAAATGAGATTGCACCCAGATGTAACAAAACTTGTATGGCGATATGGCAGACATCATCATTATGTAAACTATAATAAGTTCAAACGAGAGAATAAATTAGTATTTTGTGAAGATTATAAACCTAAAAAAGGTGTAAATAATTACGGAATGAAGCTAAAAAAAGTTGAAACTTGATTAATTTTCGTGGTATCTAAAAAAAGATGAATGAAACAACACAAATAAAACCAATAAAAAAGGTTAAAAAACCTAGTAAAAAAGTTGGTAGACCAAAAATAAATTTGAATCTTGAAGAACTAGAAAGACTTTCAAGGTTAAATTGTACTATGCCAGAAATTTCTGCTTACTTTGACATACCTTTAAGAACACTAGAAGATAAGTTTACAAACGAATTAGATGTTAGGAAAGCAATAGAGAAAGGCAGAGCAACAGGTAAACTTTCATTAAGACGAAGACAAATACAAATTATGGAAGAAACAAATAATCCTACAATGGCGATTTGGCTTGGTAAACAGATGCTTGGTCAGACAGACAGACAAGAAATAATACAAGACATCAACATAGAAGAAAGAAAGGTGCTAGATATTAGCAGATTAACTGATGATGACCTCAACTATCTTGAAAGAACACTTAAACATGCACTCGTTGACGCAGATACGAGCGGAGAGAATGCGCAGGTCCCTCAAGTTATTCATCAAAGAGGCATGGGGAACGATAGAGCCAAATCGTGAATATAACGATAACTGGCATATTGATGCGATAGCAGACCACTTACAAGCAGTAAGTAATGGTGATATAAAACGATTAATTATAAATGTTCCACCAAGACATATGAAGTCTATTTCAGTTTCTGTCGCACTTCCTGCATGGACATGGACAAATGACCCAACGAAAAAATTTTTATATGCAAGTTATGCAGGTTCTTTATCTATAAGAGATAGTGTCAAGTGTAGGCGATTGATTGATAGTCAGTGGTATAAAAACACATTCGGCGATACATTCTCGCTCACATCAGACCAGAATCAAAAGCAAAGGTTTGAAAACGATAAAACAGGTATGCGAATTGCTACATCAGTAGATGGTGCACTTACTGGAGAAGGTGGAGACATAATTGTTATTGATGACCCACATAACGTAAGAGAGGCAGAGAGTGGTCTTGTTAGGCAAGGTGTGTTAGATTGGTGGGACCAAGCAATGCAAACCAGACTTAACGACCCAAAGAATGGTGCATTTATTATAATCATGCAAAGAGTTCATGAAACAGATTTAACTGGTCATATATTGGCAAATGAATATGAAGATTGGGACCATTTATGTTTACCTGCTAGATATGAACCATCACACCCTACATTAAGTCGTTCATCATTAGATTTTATAGACCCAAGAGAAGAAGAAGGCGAATTATTATGGCCAGATAGAATAGACGACAAAACTTTAAATAATCTTGAAAAAAGTCTTGGTTCTTATGGTTCTGCAGGTCAACTTCAACAAAGACCAATGCCAAGAGGTGGTGGAATATTGAAGGCTGATTGGTGGAGTGAATGGGAATACGACGATTTACCAGATATAGAATATTTAATTCAATCTTACGATACTGCATTCAGTACAAAAGAAAACAGTTCGTACAGTGCTAGAACAACATGGGGTGTATTTAGAAAAGATGGTCTGTTTAATGCTATTGTTGTTGATATGTGGTATGATAGAGTAAGTTATCCAGATTTAAGGCGAATTGCACAAGAAGCATATGAAGATTTTGAACCTGATGTTGTCCTGATTGAAAAGAAAGCCAGTGGTCAAAGTCTTATACAAGATTTAAGAATGGCAGGTATACCAGTTTTAGAATATTCGCCAGATAGAGATAAACAAGCTAGAGCACATGCAAGTTCTGCCTTGCTTGAAGATGGTAGAATATGGTACCCTAAGAATAGAAGATGGACTAAAGATTTAATTGATATATGTTCTGCCTTTCCAACAGGCGAAAATGATGATATAGTAGATACTTGTACACAAGCGTGGTTGCGATTAAGAAAAGGTTGGTTTATAACACATTCAAGTGATGCAGATGAAGATGAAGATTTTGCTGAACAAAAGAGGTTAACATTATATGGCTAAACAACCCAACGTAATACCTTTTCAAGAAGGTGCTCCTGCAGACAATTTAGAAGTTGAAGAAATAGGCGATGAAGTCCTTATAGGCGATGCATCATTAGATGACATTGTAGAAATAACAGACGAACACGATAAAAATTTAGCAGAAGAAATCGCAGAAAACGATTCAACTAGAAAAGCACAAAACTTACTTGATGCCTTTGAAAGCGATAAAGAGGCTAGGTCTGAATGGGAATATAGGTATAAACAAGGTTTACAGACACTAGAACCAGATGGTGGTCAGTCAGAAGAAGAAGAACAAAGAGCAACAAGAGGATTAAGTACAGTCGTACACCCTATGATTGCAGAGGCGGCAACTCAATTCAATGCAAAAGCAATCGCAGAATTATATCCCTCTGGAGGACCAGTTAAGACAACAATAATTGGTGAACCTACAGAAGAACTAGAAGACCAAGCCAGACGAGTTCGTGATTACATGAACTACCAAATTACACAAGAAATGCCAGAGTATTTCCCAGATTTAGATACAATGCTATTTCAATTACCATTAATTGGTCATGCTTTTAAAAAGGTTTTCTTTGATACAAATTTAGGTAGGCAATGTTCTCAATTCGTGAAAGCAGAAGACTTTGTTGTTGCGCCAGATAGTAAAGATTTATTAACCTCAATAAGATATTCGCACATTATTAGAATGCCAAGAAACGACTATAATCGTTATGTTGAAGGTGGTTTTTATTTACCTATTGAATATATGGGAAGTGATATAGACCCTGCAGGAAACATAGGCGATGAAATTGAAGGTCTTTCTCAAGGAGACGAAGAGCATAACGAGACAGTAACATTAATAGAGATGCACGTTTACGAAACATTTGATGGCATAGATGGTGTTAAAGATGATGAAGATAACACAAACATGGTTGCCTTTCCCTATGTAGTAACGATTGATTACGATTCGCAGAAAATTGTATCAATCAGAAGAAATTGGGAACAAGAAGATGAAAGGAAACAAAGGCAGAATTATTTTATTTCTTATAGATTTTTGCCGGGTACAGGTTTCTACGGATTTGGTTTATTTCATTTAATAGGTGGTCTTGGAAAAGCGGCGACAGGTTCACTTAGAGCATTATTAGATTCAGCGGCTTTCAGTAATATGCAAGGCGGATTTAAATTAAAAGGTAGAGTTACAGGCGGTGATTTACAGGTTAATCCCGGCGAATTTGCTGATTTAGATGCTACTGTTGATGATGTTAATAAAGCAATTATGCCATTACCATTCAAAGAACCATCTAGTACATTATTTAATTTAATGAATGCAATCGTTCAAGCAGGTCAAAGATTTGCAAGTACTGCAGATTTGAATGTTGGTGATGTAAACCCAAATGCACCTGTTGGTTCTACCGTTGCTCTTATAGAACAAGGTAGTAAGGCATTTAGTGCTATTCATAAAAGACTACATTATTCTCAAGGACAAGAATTTAAATTAATTGCAAAATCAAATGCAAAATATTTACCAGAACAATTTGAATTTTCACTATCTGGTGTAACACAACAAATATTTTCAACAGATTTTGATAGCACAATAGATATAATACCAGTATCAGACCCTAATGTTTTCAGTACTGCACAGAGAATTGCACAAGCACAAAGTGTTTTACAATTATCTCAATCAGCACCTCAACTTTATGATATGTACGACACACATAAAAGAATGTTAGAGGCATTAAGAGTTCCAAATATTGGTGAGGTTTTGAAAGAGCCAGAAGAAGCAAAACGCTTAGACCCAGTAGATGAAAATATGTCAATCATGTATGGTAAACCTATTAGAGCTTTTCCAGAACAAGACCACGATGCACATATCAATGTACATATGCAATTTATACAAGACCCATCACTAGGTGGTAATCCGGGTGCAAGAAATCTACAACCAATATTGATAGCACATATTGCAGAGCATATTGCATTGTTATATAGACAAAGAATGCAAACAGCTATCGGTATGCAATTAGCACCGTTACCAGATATACGAGATAATAAATTTAAATTTGAAGATTTATCGCCAGAACTAGAT